TCGACCTGATCATTCGAATCCCAAGCCATATCAATCGTTGATACCTCTTGCGGCCAAAGGCCTACAAAATTGTATGTCCGAATTGGAATACCTGTCTTAGAATACTGGATGATCTGAGCGTCCGATTTGTATTGCGAAGGCGATGCAGAGTCTAGGCTTGCAATATTACCGATCGGGGTATTGATTGCATGAGACCATTCCTCTATAGCGTTCCGAACAGCAAAGTCTTCATCATTCAGGATGGTGGTTGTCCACTCCGCATATGTACGGTCGCCAGCAATTTTGATCTTACGACCAAAATATGGTAATTCAATGACACCCAAAGTAGCGGCGGGAATTTGACCCGCTTTTACCATGAACGGCACTTGAATATCAGCCGCGCCATTGATGGGGTTGGTGATTTGAACCGCGAAATGTGTATTTCGGGCTCCACCCAACGCCATTTGACCAGTGAATAGATTTACATTAAATGCCACGTTGTTTCTCCTCTTGTTGTATTTATATCAGTTGAACTTAAAATTTGCCAACGACTTCGGTGAATTCGACGCCAGTACGGACGGCAACAAAGTTCAACTGGATGAAGTTGATAGAACGGGCAGGCTTAACGTAGATATCACCGACAAATTCGTTATTGTCGATAACTTCCGCTGTATTGTTTGTTTCATCTGCAACCACACGGTAATCGTAGATACCACGACGGCCCTGGATGTCACGCAAGAACGGCTCAACCATATTACGGAATTGCGCTCTGGTGAAATCATCGTTGAACTCAAACAGCATGAATTTGGATGCTGTGGAGATAGCTTTTTCAAGCACGATGAACAAACGGCGAACATTGATACGGTCAAATGCGCTCGGTGCGGTCAACATGGTCTTATCACCAAATAGCACAATGCCGTGACCCGGAGCAGAAACAACTGGATTAATGCCCGCTTTGTATAGGGTATCCTGTTCCGCGCGGGTAGGATTGTATGCAAGCTTAACAACGTTCTTGATGGCTCCACGCTGGTAACCAGCTGGTGACCACCATGCATCACGGACAGTATCAGTACGAACGCATAGGCCAGCAACATCGCCGTTCAACGGGACATAACGGTACAAATCGTTGTACCTGTCATACTGGTATTTCCAGCCACTGTCCATTGTCGAATATGAAGAGGACGCTAGAAGATCGCGGAAAGTCTTAGAAGCGGTAGCCTCTGAGCCTTCGTTGTTCACCACATCATTCTCTTCAGGTGATAGGCAGACCAGAACGTCTTTACGGCTCTCGCCAATGTTATCGACAAGGTGAGCGGCAACAGTGATATTGGCGTCCGCGCCCATAATTAGGGAAACGTCAACACCGGAAGCATCTGCGAACTTATCGTAACCACGGATTTTGTCAGCATTCGAAGGCGCAGCGCCACGAGTACCACCAGAAAGCGATTCAGAAATAACGGTTACGCTATCAATAAAGCTTGTGCTTGCCGCGGCTGTACCAGCATTGGAGTTACCCGATGCATGATCCATCCAACGTACCCATGAAGACTGTTGGTTAATGACTTCACGGTAATAATTGATCGATCCGTCACTGGTCTTGCCATCCGAAGCCAACGAAAGTTGCTCATATACTTCAAGGACAGTTCCGGGCGTGGCTGTGATACCACCATCTTGATCGACCACTGTCATGTGGATTTCATCATTGGCGCCAGAAAGGTTGCTAACAAAGGTAGAAGTTCCTGGGGCTTTATCAACGTTATTGTAATATTCCCAGTTTCTTACTACGGAAGCATTAGCAGCGGCACCAGCCGAATGAGCGGCACTTAGCGTTAGGGCTGTGTTACTTGTAACGGAAGCAACTTTGACTTCCACACTGTTAAGCTGGAGCAAATCGCCTGCACGGACTTCGCTGTCAAACAGCGTTCCAAGACCTGTTACGGCGGTTGTGTTTGCTGTAACTGTAACGTTGCCTGTTAGAGTTGATTGGTATGCGGCTGCCGAAGAACATACGGAAACCTTTAGGTTATTACCCAGAACGCCTGGGTACTTTGCGGCCCAACTACCAACAGATCCTTGACCTGTAGAATAGCTAGCCGTATAGTGATCATCATTTTTAATCTGGAGACCAGTTCCGTCACTGGTTGCGTTGTTTGCTGTGGTACCTGAAGTTTCCGATGCAATTCGAACCACATATAGCTTGTTGCCATATGCCAGAAAGTTTGCCGCTGTGAACCATACGCTGGCGACATTGTTATCAGGCTTCCAAAAGCGCGTAACAAGATTATCTTCGGAATCGATCAGAATTCTTTCATTCAACGGGCCCCACTGAAATTCGCCGGCTACGGCGCCGTCAGTTGTGCTTACGGCTGGAATTACCGCAGTAAGGTCGCCCTCACTGACATTCACGCCTGGGCTAATCTGAAAAACCATATTTTTTCTCCTTTATGTAAAAAAGGTGCATTCATTTATCAATGTATTTATAATTTGATCGATCTTAGAGCGGTTTGTCAAACATCCAGTTGCCACTACCACCAAAGGAGTCATTGCCGTTGTGGAGATCATCGTGAACAGTCCATACTTGGCCGCCGCCGTCAACGATGATTTCTGGCTCAAATCCGTTATCATTTATGATGCCGAACGGCAGGACATCATTCTCGATTTGTTTCATTCGTTCCTCATACAACATGGCTTTGATTTCGTTGTCTGTCATTTCCTTGAAGAACATGGTTGTGGCGAACCAGGCGAACACAACCAGTGCCATCACAAGATCATCAAAATGTCCATCCTCTGCCTCATACGATACGCCCTTGGCAGCAAATGTGGTGAACTCTTGGACCGTATTCTTATCACGGATAATCAGCTTTTTCTCTTCGATCAAATCCTTGAGGTTAGAACAACCTATGCGCTTGACTTTCTTATCCATATACAACCCAAGCCCATATGAGCCACCGTTGGCCTTTTCGAGATTGGTCGATTTCGAGGCAGAATTTACAAATACATTCTCATATTCCAGATCGTAGTACAGGCCATTACACACCATGGCCCCCTGGTCATTATTCTCCACCACAACAAAGGCATCATTATACATTCTGGCATATTTTTCAAGGAGATTCGGTAATAGGAGCGGCGATATCTCGTTATCATAGAGGGTGCCCACCTGTTCAAACGGGCGAGTCGTAACGTCAATTATGTGGAAAGCGGTATGATCTTGCCCACGTCCTTTAGCCACATCAACAGACATGACATATTCATGCCCAGGGAAAATCACAACGCCGTTGCTGTCTTTCACTGGCTGGATCGGCTGTGCATACAACCGAACTTTGTCTCTTAGGAAATCTGGCTCCTCAGTTGACATTGCCATAATAGCATTACCGTTGATAAGCGTATTACCTGTACCTAGGAAGTCATTGCCGAACTCTTGCATGAATTGGATTTCAGACGTATTCGCAATGGTTTGTTTCTTCCATGCCTCATCACGCCCGGGAACATCATACCAATCAACTCGGTATGGTTTATAATCATTCTTACCACTCACCGCGCCTTCCCAGATGTAGTAGAATGGGTTGCCAATACCGTTAGCTGTAGAAGTCACGATAATTTTGGTTTTCTTACCAGATGTAATAACAGGGTATGTGGACGTATAGAACTTTTCCGCGTTGTCGATAAACGCAAACTCATCTAGGTATAGGAGTGAGATAGAAAGACCACGGATAGAACTGTTAGAAGTTGCACCAGCCACAATCTTACAACCATTGGCGAATCGCATTGAACCTTTATTCAATTCACCTCTAATTCCAGGTTGTAAAAAGAACGGGAGATGCTCTAGGGCTGTTTGAAGTCTGGACAGCATCTCTCGGGCTGTGTCGCCCTTATTGGCGAGAATAGCAATGGTTTTGTCTTTATTGAAACAGGCATACCATAACAAGTATCCGATAGAAGTAATAGACTTACCCGACTGCCTACATGCAAGAACCACACTAAATCTGTTCTCCGCGAAATGGTTGATTAGTTCCTTTTGATAATCGTAAAGAGCAAAAGGCACTAATCCATGATCCACATGAACCACTTTCATGTAATTCTCAACGAAATACTCTGGACTATCCATGCATTTCTTGTATTCTTGAATCAGTTCTGGTGTCCAATCAATGGCTACACCAGCCTTCTTGATTAGTTCATTGCCGTTATAGACATTTCCTTTGACGTTAGCTTCCATTATAATTTTGCAATAATCCCAACATGGCCTGTGAGACAATCATCAGGCGTGAAAATTTGTTTACCGAATGCCACTTTTTTCAGTCCCCAACCGATATCGTCCGCATAATCCTCATAGCATTTGTATATCAGTTCGGAGCAAGAAAATCTCTTATCCCCTTGATTGGTGAAATCAAAATCGTAATCGTACGGCACACCCACCAAAGATATAGCCCTATCAACTGCATCGAGGCAATGCTGATGGTTGGTATTTGGTCGAATAATAGCCAATCGATCACACCGCATAAACGTAACCAAATCCGTGTACTGGACCGCTGGTGTCATGGCATGGATAATGCTCTCATCTCCAACATAAATCGCCGCATGGGAGTATTTACCAGGAATGAAGAAACCATCCAAATAGTTGTCATATCCTCTAAGCAATACATCCCCAGGTCGTATATGATCACGAACGTCATAATAGTCGTGGCCCTTCAATTTGTATGAAGTTGGGCCGAATGTTATGAACATAGGAGTGGGATATACCTTGATGTGGGAGAACCACTTCAAAATCGCGGATTGTATTTCATATCGAGTCATGTTTCATTTCCTTGTTAGCGTATAACGTCTTTCATT